AGCCCATCACGGCACCATTGAAGTAGACAGCGAGCTGGGAAAGGGCACGACCTTTACTCTGAATTTTCCGATTCCTACAAAATTGTAGGCTGGGTGTAGGCTTGCAGTAAGGTTGACTGTAGCGCGACAAGATTTTTGAGAAACTCGGACAGGATACTTGAGAAAAAAGCGCCTGTTCTTAGAAACATTTCCGAGGCCCGCTCGCTTGCGTCAGCCGCCCCAAAAACGGCGGGGCGACCCACGCAAGAGGGCGGGCTTTTTAGACTCCGAGAGGGGCGGCTTTTGCCGCCCCTCTCTTTGCCTTTTCGCCCTCCTGGTGAAGTTACTCTCCCGGCTCTCCGTCCGGGTCTCCTGCGGGCTCCTGGGCGGCTTCACTGGCCGCTGCGGGCTCGACGTACTCCGTCCACCCGTAGACCCCAGGCTCCCACACGTTGCCGTCAGAGTCGGACGTCCACTTCTTGCCGTTGTGCGATACCTTCGCGCCCTTGCTGTATGCGTCATGCGCTCCGAGGGGCTGTATCCACTCGGGGAACTCCTCGAGGGGGTTCCCGATCCGTGTCCACATGGAAGGGTTCTCCGAGGGCTTTCGGTTCTGCCCGGCGTCGGTGACGTCATGGATGGAGCGGTAGAGCTGCCCCTCATCCCGAACAATGTCGCCCGCCTTCCCCCTCCAATTCTCGTCCCACTGGACAAAGAGCTCGGGGAACTCCGCGACGGTGGTGTCGTCGAGCTGCTGCTCCTGGGCCATCTTGACGAACATGATCTCGGCGACCGCCTGGGCGGAGCTGCTACGCAACGCCGCCTCGTTTATGCCCTTGATGGACGTTTTGGGTGTCAAATACTGCATCATTCGTAAGCACCTCCAAACCCAGAGATCGAAACCTCCTCCTCATAGCCCTCGTTCTTCGTGATAGTGAAGCGGACATTCACGCCCCACTTTTCGGCGGTCTTGGACTCGTTGAGGAAGTTGTAGACCCGATTGATCGCGACCTGTGCCGTGATGTCCTCCCAGGCCGGGGAGTCGTCGAAGGCATTGTTACACGCCTCGACCTTAGCGACCGATCCTTCAATGTGCCATGTGGGAGTGATGAGGATCTTCGTCGCCCGGGCGTCGGTTTCCTCCGGCTTGGCGAACTGGAAGGCGATGACCGTCTCCTTCTTGGAGAAGTTCCAAACCCTCACGCTCGTCGCGAAGTTGCCGTCCACGGCCTCGACGCGGAGCTGGTGCGCCCCGTTCGTGAGGGTGAGCCAATTCTCGCGGGAGAGCTCGATCGTCTCCTCCTGGCCGAGCGTCGCTTGATAGCTGCGGATCTTCTTGTCGTCGATGAACTCGGTGACGACCACGTTGTCGCCCTCGACGTCGGTGACGGTGTACTTCTCGGCGAAGCTGCCCGTCTGCTGGCCGAGATCTTCGTCCTGTCCAGAGATAGCCGGGGCCGAGTTCGTCCGCTTGAAGGTGAGGCGGCGGTAGGTTGTGCCGCCCTGGCCGTCGCTGGCCGAGATGACGAGATTGTTGACCGTATTGAGGCCCAGCGCGTAGAGCTTTTCCGAAGTGATAGAGACGGAGAGCTGCTCACCCTTCGGGGCATTGTTGACGGTGCGGAGAACCTCGTCGTTCAGCTTTTCGACGACCGTGACTTCGTCGCCGTCCGCGTCGTCGACGGTGTAGTTGTAGGTGAAGCCGATGTTCTTGTCTCCGAGGTTGGTGTCCGAGCCGGAAATGGTCGGGGCGGAGTTGACTCGGGTGAATGTCCATGTCCGAGTAGCGGTTCCGCCCTGGCCGTCCGTTACGACGACCTTGACCGTGTGGCTCCCGAGGGAGTGCTCTCGGATGTTGATCGAGATGGTGTTTTTTGCTTTTCGCGTCGGGGCGAACGACTTCGTCGTTCGCCCATCAATCGACTCCGTCGCCGCGAGGACGTCGCCGGAGTCGGCGTCGTCGACCGTGTACTCGATCGTGAAGTTCTGGTTCTTATCTCCGAGATTGCGGTCACTGTCAGAGATCAGGGGGTCAGTGTTCAGAATTTCAAGGACGGGGCGGAAACCGAGGCGCGCGTACCGAGTGGACGAGACGAGCCAACCCCAGTAGCGGGCCGAATAGCACCCACGGCGCGCGCGGTACGACGCCCCCTCCGCGTAGGTCTCTTGACACCAGGAGTACACATAGAACCAGTTCCAAAACTTGTTATGGGCACTGTTGAGGTCGGTCGAGTTGGTGCTGCTGTCCAGGTCAGAGGAAACCGGAGCAGGGAGGCCGGAGATGACCTCCTCGCGGGTGATGAACCTGTCCCACTCGTTGTTGGTCGGGGTTCCTCCCGCGTAGGAGTCCCCATTCCTTCGATTGCTGCCGCCGGTGAGAAGACGGCACTTGTATTTTGCCCCGTCGATGGTGACGGTCTTGCCGGTGACGTAGCCCTGCCCGTTCAAATCGTCCCACGAGACATTGACCAGGATGACGCGGTCGCAAATGAGAAGGGTCTTGTCTCCGTCCTTGATCTTGACCCATTGGAGCTTGTTCGCGTCTGCGCTGGGGGTGTCCCCGAAGGTATAGTTCGCCATGCTGCCGGACATCGAGGGGATGTCGCCAGCAGCAGACGCGCCGGACGGTGTCGTATCATTACGCCACGGCCTTGTGGGCCGCTTGAGGATTGCGCCGTTGTTGTAGAAGCCGCCGAGCTTGACGGTTCCGAGATATTGCGCCATAAGGGATCGCTCCTTCCGTTTTAATGAAGCGGTAGGGCGCGAATATCTTCTTCGCGAGGTTGTAGGCGCTGGCCCACCGAGCGAACCCGAGCCACGAGTTGACCGCCTGGACGACCGCCGCCCGCGTGATCTTGCCTTCCCTCAACTTCCGAACCATCGCTTTAATACGCCGCTTCTCCCGTCGCTTGGACTCGGTGCGGATCATTAAATGGGTGGCCTTGATTTTGAAGCCGTAGGCGTTCACGCCCTGCCGCATATAGAAAACCTTTGTCTTTTTGTTGGTGTCAAGGTGTAACCTCGCGCGGAGGAACTCCTTGATCTTCGCCAGCCACTCCCGGGCGATCTCCTTGCTCGGTGCAATAATGACAATGTCGTCCATGTACCGGGTGTAGAGCTTCGCGCCGAGGAAGCGGACGCAAAATTGATCGAGCTCGTTGAGGTAGATGTTCGCGAAGTCCTGGGAGCTGACATTCCCGAGCGGGATGCCTCTCTCGCCCTCCGGTGAGCTGTCAATCACTTTGCAAAGAAGCCGGTAAAACCGAAGGAGATCCCCGTACATGTCGGGGTGCTTCTTCTTGAGCTTCTTGAACCGCTTCGCAAGGATTTTCTTGAGCAGGTCGCGGTCGATGGAATAGAAGAACTTCCGGGCGTCGATCTTGATGACGGCCACGTCGTCGCCCCATTTCATACGGGCGACCCTCATGTCGTGCTGCACTTTGAAGGCGGCGCGGATCGGGCCCCTCCCGTACTGGCAAGCAAACGAGCCATTGATGAACACGGGCCGGAACATGTTTTGCAGCTCCTCGTGGATGACGAGCTGCACCACCTTGTCGCGGAGCTTCGGGATGGAGAGGTCTCTCCGCTTTGGCTCCGTGATGACGGTGAAGTGATACGGGCCCGGCGTGTACTTTGAGCTCTTGAGCTCGCGCCAGAGGTCGACGTTGTTCTTCTCCCGGAAAAGATCGTACTTGACGGCCTCCCGGGTGTACTTTCTTTGCCCTCTTAGGGCTTGCTTGTAGCCGACCTTTATCCTCTCGTAGCCGACCGCCTCCTCATAGGTGGCAAGCGGCATGATCGGTGGGATCGGCGGGTGTTTAATGTTCTGCGCGGTTTTAATAAATAAGGGGAATTTCGTCATCGTGGCATCCTTTCCTTTTCAGAAACGGCTTGGCACCTATGACGCGGGTTTATACCCACATTGTAGACTTGCCCCGGCCTCCCAATACGAGAGGGCGGGCCGGAGGTTCGTCACTGTTTTTACGCCGTCAGAGACAAGGCGAAGGATTACCTCTCCCTTGAAGTATAACAAGGACACGCACTCGAAGCCGTAGCCGCGAATGACGTAATAACCTACAAGGCGGGGCGGAAACCGAGGTTCGCGTTCCGATTGGACGAGTCGTTCCAATTCCAGTTGCGGGCCGAATTGTACCCACGGTTCGCGCGGTTCGACGCCATACAGAGATAACCCTAAGTAGGTGCGGTTTACTTTTTTATCGGTTGTTGATGAAGTGCTTTTGCAAGCCTCCAATAATGCGCCCCAGCTCGTTGAGTTTCGTTTGCAGCTCGTGGACTTTCTTCTCGGTGATGTACTTCTGCGTCCGGGCGACTCCAAACAGCACGAGGAGGAGCGTCTTCTCGGCGTCCGCCTCGTCCAGCCATTCGAGCCGCTTCTTGACGACGGTGAGGTTGTTCGCCATGACCGCCGCGCGGATCAGCCGGAAGCATGATTGCTTGATCTCCTGCGACAAACTAAACTTTTCGGCCTGGGGGAAGTTCTTGAGCAAGGGGTAGACATCCCGTTCGAGTAGGATTTCAGCCTTCTTTTGAAGTATTGACGGTTCCAATGTAGCAGCACCTCGCATTTCTAATGCGGGCGATCTCGGTGATGTCCCCGAAGAACTCGAAGCCGTAGTCGGTGAGCTTTACCTTTGCGGGCTCCCCTGTGATGGAGCTGTGTCCCTCAATAACAAGGACGTCCTTCCCTTCGAGAGTGAGACCGCTCGCGGTCATAAGGACGAGCTCGTTGTCCGAGAGTTCTCGACACCTTTCACATACCGGGCAAAGCTCGCCGAAAAAGTTCCCGAGTATGCAGCTTGTTTCTTTGAGGGTGCAAGCGACCCTATACATAGAGCTTTCTCGCCACGGGGTCATAGATGCCGGAGGTGATCGCGACGGAGTCCACGGAGTCAAAATTGATGAGAAAGACGTTGTTCGTCATGTTGTTGAGGGTGGCGTCTTTCAGCACTTTGATCTCTTTCTGCGCGTCGGCGATCTGGGCCTCGTGGAGAATGACGGCTTCGCGGTTCTCGAAGATGCCGTCGTCCATGTGGTTCATGTTCGTCTGACTAACCGGCGTTCCTTCCTGGATGACCTCGCCCGTCTCGACATCTTCGACGTGGTCGAGCCATCCGATTTTTTGATAGCTATTCACTTTCGATCTGTACCTCCGTTTCTTTTTCGATGATGGTGTATTTGAAGGCCACATAAAGACCCTTGCTCGGCGGTTTCTCGAACTCCCGGTCGGACTGTGCGACGATGTCTCCGTCCGTGTCTACGAGCTGCACGTTCGCCACGTTTCCGGTGACGGTGTCGTCGAAATAGATATAGATCTTCACGGTGTCCGCCGTGACGAGCTTGCGGAACGGCTCGACCGTCTTCGGCGCTCCGTTCAGCGTATAGGCCGCGTGGTCAATCGAGTCGGCGAAGCGCCGCCCGATTTTCTCAATCCCGACCGATGTGATTGTCTTCGGCATGGTTTTCTCCTCCTTCCGTCATAAATGTCACCCCGGAGCAGCGAAGCACCGGAGAACAAACGGGGTAGATCTTCGCGCCGGTGCTTGCCTTCGAGCCCACCTCCATATTAGAGGAGAGGCCCTCATACATAACAAAGGCGCACGGTTGATAGAACTTTTCAGAGGCCGCGATCGTTCCCACCTTCGGGAACTCGACCTCGCCGGAGCCCGGAGAGCTGCTCGCGTGAACTTCGGACGCCAGAAGGTGCCCGACACTGACCACCCGGGGCCAGACGCCGCAAACAATTTCCCCGCAACGTGGATACCTCGAGAAGCCGGAAAAGGTCTTCGAGTGGATCTCAATGCCTCCCCCGGACTCCGCTCCGTATGCAGGTTTTGAGCTGCCTTCCTTGACCTTCCGAACCTCGGCGTCAATGACTGCGAGGTTGTTGACGCCGCTTTGCTTCGAGCCCTTGAGGAATACGATGAACTCGGCCCACCTCTCGGGGTCTTGATAGGAGAACGGCTCGATCGTGCTCTGCTCGTATCCGAGAGAGGTCAACGCATAGAGGATGCCGCTCTTTGTTCCGCCCCATTCAGAGATGATCCCCTTCATGGATAGGCGGGCCCGATAGTTTTCAATGCTCTCGCCCTCAAGCCTCGGCATGTCCCGATCCTGTCCGTGTACCGGAAGCATGACCGGGCTCGCGGTCGCGACATTGAGCTCATCCCGAAGCCGGAAGGCGTCCTTCTTCATGCCGTCGAAAATGCGTCCGATGACCTTGAAGAAGATGAAGAACTGATTCGCCGCCCGCTTCCCTCGTTTCAACGGGGCAAAGAGAAGGTCGAACATATACGCGCCGAAGGTGTCGAACCGTTTCATCCGATCACTCCCTTCTCACTGTCACAGAGACGGAGCCGAGAGTGATGACCTTGTCCTTCTCGAGCACCACGTCCTCGGCGGGGGTGATGATCTCCGCGTTCGTGGCGGCGCTGTAGTTGCTGCGGATTGCGAAGTTGATGTCGGAGCGCCGGAGCTCGTTGAACCTCCGGCCCTTTCGGACGGCGAGCAGCTCGGCAAGGATCGCGGAGATCCTGTTCTTGATGTCCTCGTCCTCCGACACGTCAGAGGTCGAGACCGTGACCTCGATGTCCTGGGAAACCGTTGTAGAAGACTTCACAAGAACATTATCGTATGGCCCGGCAATCTTGTCAACGGCATCCCGAACTTCGTCGAGAAGTCCTTCCGTCGCTTCTCCCGCCGTCCCTGTTACAATCACGTCGACCGTCCCTTGCCCTCTCGGGTGGTCACAGTCAGCCTGTGCAAATAGGACGCCCTGGACGGCCTCCGCTGCATTGATGAATGTGTCCTCAATAGACCGGGCCGCGAGCTCCGACCAGGATCGGAGCGCCCGCGTTCGGAGTCCCTCGTCGTCCTCGGTGTCGCTTCCTTCCCGGACGATCCAGTCCTCGCCGTTTGAGATGCCGTCGATCCCATTGAGGAACGTGAGGCTCCGGGTGATCTGTCCTTCCGGCACATTGTACCGAGAGCCCTCTTTCTCCGCTTCTACCAGGACATCCACCGACCGGCTCCCTTTTTGCAGAACCGCCGCCTCTATGGCAAAGAAGCGAAGCTCCTCTCCGTTGATGTCCTTTTGCGTCTTGAAGATGTGGCCCTTCTCGATCTTCACGGCCTCGCCCTGGTCGTTCGTCCTGGATAGTGTGACGAGGCCCTGCGCCTTCTGGGCCTTCTTGCGCTTCTTCCCGTAGTCTGCCGCCTTAATGTCGAGCCATGCGCCGGTGGAGTGTGTGAGGGTCATATTGTTCAGAATGGCCCGTAGTAACTCCGTGAACTCGATCTTAATGCGGAGGACTATCAAGAGCAGCGTATAGAAGACGCCGCCCGAATGGAAGTTCGTGATTGCGAAGCCTTCTTCTTTCAGCTCGGCGATCTTCTCCTCTTTGAGCGTTTCAAGCTCGGGAACCGGGAGAACTTCGTCGAGTATTGCTTTGTCGATCATGTTGTTATCACCTCCACGCCGACCGCACTAATGACGACATTGAGCTCCCGGGGCTCCTCCTCGTCCGCAAACTGGAAGGAGCAGCGGAGCCGGAAGGTGTCGTCCGAAAATCCGACGTCGATCTCTATGCTCTCGGGCACGATGACCTCCCGCCTTTGGAGGCCCAGCCGCGCCCGCTGCGCGATTTCAAGCCGCACAAGATCGTCGTCTTCGGATTGAATGAAGTCGTATAGCCCCCAGCCGAACGAAGCGTCATAAAAGAGATCCCCGGGCTGTGTGAGCGCTTCGAGGATGATGTTCTGATAGAGACATTCAAGCCCCGAACAGAGGGGCGCGTCTCCGTCTGCCGCTTGCGTGAGGGCCCATTCATCATTGAGTCGGATGTCGGTGTCGTGTAACCCTGTCATAGCTGCACCTCCCCAATGATCGCCGGGCTGTCCCCGTATGCCATCGCAACGGCCACGAAGGCCCCGGCCTTATATTGTCCTTTGGATCTGACGCCAGGGAGAGGAGGGAAGCTCTCGTCCTCGTTCCCCCAGCGATCGACGACGGTGAGGGTGTATTCGTTCCAATGCGCCGTTATGTGGCCCTTGAAGCTGCTCCCGGTCTCGTCGTTATGAATGACAAGATCCTCGAGATCGAACGTCTCGCCGAGCTGCGTCGCCTTGCTGACGGTGGCGTAGACCACGGCGGGGCTCTTTGCGTGGGGGTACTCCTGCGCGATGATCTTCCTCGCGACCGCCCTCATCATCTGCTCAAGCATTTCCCGCCCCTCCTTTCTTAGAAATAAATCTTCGTGCGGATGAAGCCGTTCTCGCTGGTAGACGAGACGACCTTCGA